CACTATCGCCAGGCAACAATCAGAAATTTCCAAGGAACCCGCATGATGCAGATTGAACACCTGGCGCTCGACGCGCTTATCCCATACGCGAGAAATGCTCGCACGCATTCCGACGAACAGGTCGCACAGGTCGCCGCCTCGATCCGCGAATTCGGCTTTACCAACCCGGTGCTTATCGACGGCGACGGCGGCATCATCGCCGGCCACTGCCGCGTCATGGCCGCGCGCAAGATCGGCCTAGCCGACGTTCCGTGCATCCGGCTAGCACATCTCACAGAAATGCAGCGGCGGGCGTACATCATCGCTGACAACAAACTTGCGCTTAATGCGGGGTGGGACGAGGACATGCTTTCACTGGAAATGCTAGATTTGCGGGATGCGGATTATGCGCTGCCGCTCACCGGCTTTACATCGGAAGAACTGGAAGAAATTTTTTCCGCGTTTGATGTGTCCCCATTGGGCGAAATGCCGCAAATGCCAAGCGGCGACCGGCAGCCATTCCAGCAATTCACGTTCACGCTGCACGACACGCAAGCCGAACAAGTGCAAGCCGCACTGAAAGCGGCCGGAAAGATTGGGCCGTATATCGACAGCCCGAACGAAAACGGCAACGGCAACGCGCTGGCGCGCATTTGCGAAACCTACCTGACAAATCATGGCCACCGCTAAAGACATTCACGTCGCGCCCATATCGTCCGAGGCCGCGCGGGCGCTGGTCAGGCGCCTGCATTACAGCGGCAAGGTCACACAAAACTCGCAGCTTCATTTCGGCGTGTTTCTTAATGGTCGGCTGGAGGGCGCTATGCAGTTCGGCCCGTCGCTGGATAAGCGGAAAATTCAAGGGTTGGTGCGCGACACCGGCTGGAATGATTTTCTGGAATTGAACCGCATGGCGTTTTCCGAAGCGCTGCCGCGCAACAGCGAAAGCCGCGCGCTAGGGATTGCCTTTCGTCTGATCCGCAAACACTACCAGCACATTGAATGGGTGGTGTCATTTGCCGATGGAACGCAATGCGGCGACGGAACGATTTACCGCGCCAGCGGGTTTGTTCTGACGGCCATCAAAAAAAATAATCAGATTTGGGCTGCGCCGGAAGGTGAGACATTCTCGCGCGTGAGCCTTACGGATGGAAAGAGCAAGCAGCAGCAGCAGCAGGCGAAAAATATTGTGCACCACGTTACCCAAACAAATGGGCCGGCAATCATGCTCGCCATGTCGATGCACGGCGTTTGTTCGCCCGGACAAAAAGACAAAATGGCAGCGACTGGCGGCGGCGCATCAATGCGCGTTTATGAAGAGGCCGGATTCAAGCCGCTTGACGGCTTCCAGCTTCGCTACATTTACTTCCTGAATTCGGCGGCGCGCGCTAGACTAGCGGTTCCGGTTCTCCCGTTTTCAAAGATCGAAGAACTTGGCGCCGGCATGTATCGCGGCGAAAAGGTAAAGCGTGGTAAAGAGCAGGCGCCGGAGCACCCCTCCGGCCTGGGCGGCGCGACTCCGACCACCACGCTCCAATCATGAGCCAGTCGCGCGCCATGTCCGCGATTGAAAGCGCAGCCAACGTCGCCATCGGTTACGGCGTCGCGGTCGGCAGCCAGATCGCCATCCTGCCGCTGTTCGGCGTGCATCTGCCGCTGGCCGATAACATGGCCATCGGCGCGTGGTTCACGGCAATCAGCCTGGCGCGCAGCTATGTCGTCCGCCGCGTCTTCAATGCTGCGGTCAACGCCAAAAAATGACCGTCAAACTATCCAACTGCCTTGATACATTCTGGCAAGCAGCCGCTCCGCGCCGCGCCTTGACGGTTTCGGCGTGGGCAGACGAACATCGGGAACTATCCGGCAAGCAGGCCGGCGAGCGCGGGCGCTGGCGGACCTCGCGCACGCCATTCCTGCGCGAAATCATGGATTGCCTGTCCGCGAATTCGCGGGTGCAGGACATCGTAGTTATGAAGTCGTCACAGGTCGGCGTCACTGAGGCAACGGTAAATTTTCTCGGCTACGTCATCGACCATGCCCCCGCGCCGGTAATGGTGCTCATGCCGACGCTGGAAAGCCGCGACGCATGGAAGGCGCAGAAGCTGAACCCGCTGCTTACGGAAACGCCGTCAATTCGCGCGTTGCTCGGCGGCCAGCGCTCGCGCGACGCGGCCAACCGCCAGGACATGATCGACTTCCCTGGTGGCGTGTTGTTTTTGGCCGGCGGCAACTCGCCGAACTCCTACGCGCAACGCTCTGTGCGTTACCTCATCATGGACGACCTCGACCGCTTCCCGCCCGAAGTCGGCGAGGAAGGCGACGTGGTAACGCTGGCCAAGGGCCGGACCAAGGCATTCGCCCGCGCCCGGCGGATGTTCATCTCGACGCCCACGGTACGGCACGAAAGTCTTATTGAGCGCGAGTGGCTGAAATCAGACCAGCGCCGCTACCATGTGCCGTGCCCGCACTGCGGAGAATACCAGCCGCTCGAATGGGGCGGGCCGGAAGCGAAGCATGGTGTCAAATGGACGGCCGCCGATGGCGCCGTCACCGCGGCATGGTATGTCTGCGCGCATTGCTCAGGTGAGATCCACGAACACCACAAGCCGGCGATGCTAGCCGCCGGCCGCTGGATCGCCACCCACCCCGAGCGCCCGATACGCGGCTATCACCTGACCGCCCTGCTGGCACCCATTGGTCTTGGCCCGTCCTGGAAGGCTCTGGCCGAAGAATGGCAGCACGCCGTCAAATCTCCGGGCACACTGCGCACCTTCATCAATACCCACCTGGGCGAATGTTGGGAGGAGCAGGGCGACCATATCGAGCCGGTCGGCTTGCTTTCCCGGCTGGAAGAGTACGAAGAGAAGCATGATAGCCTAGCGCGGACGGCAGGGGCTGACGTGCAGAAAGACCGTATCGAATGCACGATCTTTGACTGGGACGCAGGCGAAGAAGGGTGGGCGATGGACCATATCATCGTGCCAGGCGACACTGCCCACCCGGATACCTGGCGCCGGTTCGCTGCCGAGATTGAAGAATGGGCGCCGGAAGCCGTAGCCATTGACTCCGGCTACAATACCAGCATGGTTTATTCGTTTGTCGAAAAGCGCCGTTGGGCAATGGCCGTCAAGGGTCGGCCGGGACGTGGCGTTCCAATTGTCGAAGACGAAAAAGCCCGGCGCCAGCGTCTGCGCCTGCAACGCAAAAAAGGAATTGCCGTGCATCTGATCGGCGTCGATCAGGCCAAGGCGTTGCTGTTTTCCCGCCTGAAGATCATCAAGCCAGGCCATGGCTACATTCATTTTCCGAATTCGCCGGCATTCGATGATGAGTATTTTGCTCAATTGACTGCTGAAAAACTTGTCACAAAGATGCGCGGCACCCGCCCCTATGCGGAGTGGGTTCAGACCCGGCCGCGAAATGAGGCACTGGACTGTGCCGTCTATGCGCTGGCCGCGCTGCGCCTGTCAGGTATCGACCTGGCCGCTCGCGCTGCTGGCAATGCCAGGAAATCAGACGTGCCGCCATTGCCGCACATGCCGGCAATCAGCAGGGCGCCGTCGCATCATTTCGGGAGCGAAGAATGGGCGCTATGAATCACGCCGACACCATCGACCAGGACGCTGCCGTGAATTTCCGAAACACCCTGATACGCATCATCCGCTCATCGCTTGGCCTGCCGGAAACCGTCGCGCTGCCGATGGCGGATGCGCTGGCCAAGGGGATGTGTAGCGAACTCGGGGGGCTGTACATCACCAAGCGCGAAATCCGCGGATCACGTGACGAAGCCGTGCGGCGCGACTTCACTGGCCGCAATCACCGCGACGTGTGCCGCAAGCATGAAATCAGCAGGGCGACGCTGTACCGGATAACTGGATCAAGAAAACAAGATTAAGTCAATGTCTCACTTTTACAAGAAATGAGACGGCCCACGAATTACCCTGAATCCTCCGAAAAGGAGTCCGCATGGCCTTTACTTCCTCCGACCTTGACGCCGTCGACCGTGCCATCGCCTCCGGCGAGTTGACGGTGCGCAGTAATGACCGCATGGTGACATACCGCAGTATGGATGAATTGACCGCCGCGCGTGCCGCAATCAGTGGCGCACTGGCAGCCGCGAGCGCCAGCACAGCCGTCTATCCGCGTTATCAGCTTGCCGACTTTTCGGACGATTGAACATGGCAAACCTGATCGACCGCATTGTCCAGTATGTCTCGCCGTCAGCAGCGCTCAAGCGCGAACACGCGCGGCGCATCCTGGCCTACTACGAAGCAGGGCGCTCCGACCGCCTGCGCAAGAACCGCCGCGAGACTGGCAGCGGCAATGCCGCCGTGTCGCGTGCCGGCAGCACGTTGCGCCAGCAGGCGCGGCATATGGAGCAGAATTACGACATCGCCCTCGGCGTCCTGAATACCCTGGTCGCCAACGTCGTTGGCGCCAACGGTATCGGCGTCGAGCCGCAGCCGCGCCGTACCGATGGCAGCATCCATGACGAATTCGCGCGCCAGATACTTGACCTGTGGAAAGACTGGGGCCGAAAGCCTGAAGTAACGTGGTGTCACGACTGGCCGGCCGCGCAGCGCCTGCTGGCGCGCACATGGTTTCGTGACGGCGAAGTGTTCGCGCAGTCGGTCGAAGGAAACGGCCCGTGGATTGACCACGGCACCAGCGTACCGCTAAGTCTGGAATTGATGGAACCGGATTACGTACCGATGGAATTCTCTGCGGCCGCTACCGGCAACGCGCGTATCGAGCAGGGGATTGAAATCAACGCCTGGGGCCGCCCGGTTGCCTTCCATGTCCTCAAAGTTGCGCCAGGTGAAACCGGATTCGGCATGACTTCAGGGGGCGGGCAGACCAAGCGCATCGACGCCGGCCGTATGCTGCACCTCGCCACCCGTCACCGCATCCGCCAGTTGCGCGGCGTGTCCGTATTCGCCTCGGTTCTCAACCGCTTTGATGACCTCAAGGACTACGAAGAGTCGGAGCGCATCGCTGCGAAGGTCGCTGCATCGATGGCAGCCTTCATCAAAAAGGGCACTCCGGACGCATACGACGCGCCGGAAGATACCGAGCAGCGTCAACTCAAAATGCGCCCTGGCATGATCTTTGACGATCTCCGCCCTGGCGAAGAGATCGGCATGATCGACACCAACCGGCCGAATCCGAATCTTGAAACCTATCGCAGCGGGCAGATAAAGGCCATCGCCTGTGGCACCGGGCCGACCTATTCCAGCATCGCCAAGACCTACGACGGAACCTACAGCGCGCAGCGTCAGGAACTGGTCGAGGGCTTCGTCGCATACGCCACCCTGTCCAACGAATTCTCTTCACGCATCGTTCGCCCGGTTTGGGAAAAGTTCGTTGCCCTGGCCATCCTGTCCGGCGCTATCCGCGTGCCAGCCGATGTCATCGCCACCAGCCTCAGCGACGCGATCTACATCACCCCGCAGATGCCGTGGATTGACCCGAAGAAGGAAGCCGATGCATGGGCCGCGCTCGAAGACCGCGCCTATGTTTCGGGGCCGGAGATCATCCGCAAGCGGGGAGGGAACCCGATTGACGTACTCGACCAGCAGGCCCACTGGCTGCGCGAAAAGGAAGCCCGCGGCATTCCGGTCAATGCCGCCGATCCGCAGCCGGACCCTGTGCCGGAACCGGAGCCGGAAGGCGATGACTTGATGGCAACTGCGCTTCTTGAAGGCCAGCGCAGTATCGGCAGCGCACTGGCCAGCCTGGCGTCGCGCGAACAGCCCGCGCCGCAACTCACCGTGCATATGCCCGGCCCTGGCAAGCCGACCATGAAGGTCGGGCGCCGCCTGGCCGATGGGTCTGTCGAAATCCGCGAAGTCGAGATTGAGGAGCCAGACGATGAGAATTGAGACCTGGGCCGCCAACAACCTGGCCGACGTTGCAGCCGACCTCATGTCGGGCGGACGCGTTGACGTACTCGACGAGGACGGCGTGCGCCTTGCTTCCTGCGCTTTTGCCGAGCCGCCTTTTTCGGCAGCAGCCGGCGGCGCTGTCAGAGCCAATCCGTTTCCGCCCGCGCGCGCCGATGCCGATGGCGTCCCGGCGTCATTCGTTGCTTATGACTCGGAAGGGCTGGCCGTGCTTTCCGGGAGTGCCGGCCACAAGGACGACGACCCGCCGCCGGAAATGAAATTCAAGACCCGGATGATCGTCGAGGATGCCGACGTGCTGGTCGAAAGTTTTGTGTTTTCTGTAATCAGGACAAACCAATGAGGACAGAAAGGGAACGCCTCGCCCGGATCGAAGAGCGTGTATCGAACATGATGAGTGCCATGCGCATCCTGCAGCGCCAGGTGGTGCTGCTCACCCAGCTCGAGCAGACGCGCGGGAATCCGATAGACCCGGTTAGCGAGATCAAGCGGCGCATTGTGCATGCCGCACGCGAAGAGCGCATGAGCAAGCATCCGTATTTCGGGGACGACTGATGATTTCTGCCGGCCAACTCCAGCGTATCATGCCGTCGGCCACGCCGGCGCGCATCGCCAACTTTATCGGGCACCTGAATGCGACGATGGACGAATTCGGCATTACCACGCCGAAACGGCAGGCGGCGTTCCTGGCGCAACTGGCGCACGAATCCGGCAGCCTGCGCTATGTCGAAGAGATCGCCAGTGGCTCGGCATACGATAATCGCCCCGACTTGGGAAACAACCGGGCTAATGCGATCGCCCTGGCGGAACTTGCCGGCACGACTCCTGGACGTTACTACAAGGGCCGCGGGCTGATCCAGGTGACCGGGTTCGACAACTATCTCGCCTGTTCGCTGGCGTTGCTGCGCGACGATTCGCTGACGAAAAATCCGGACATGCTCGAGCGCGCTGACCTGGCATGCCGGTCCGCCGGCTGGTACTGGGACAGCCGCGGGCTGAATTACTACGCCGACGCCGGGCAGTTTGAAACGATCACGCGCAAGATCAACGGCGGGCTGAATGGCCAGGCCGACCGCCTCGCACACTACCAGCGCGCGCTCACCGTACTCGAGGGAGGGGATGCCGCGCCGACGGAATCCGCCCCCTTTCCCGAATCCTCTTCAGGAGATCAAAACGTGGCTCCATTCATTGCTGCAGCGATTCCGTCGCTGATTCAGGCGGCGCCTGCTCTCATCCGCCTTTTCGGAAGCGGTGAGCAGACCGAGAAAAACGCCAGGGCTGCCGAGGTCGCCGTCGAGATCGCCAAGGCCGTCACCGAAAAGCCGACCGCCGAAGGCGCCGTCGCTGCGATGCAGGCCGACCCGGAACTGGCAACTACCTACGCCAAGGCCGTGGCCGCGCAATGGTACGAGCTTGCCGGAGAAGCCGGCGGCGGAGGCATTGCTGGGGCACGCCAGGCAGACCAGGCCGCGATGCAGCATGGCAAACCGTGGATGTCTCCGGCTTTGTGGGTGGCAGTGCTGATCCTGCCACTGGTCTATCTGGTCGTTGCTGCGGTCATGTTCGGCGAAGGATGGACAAATGACATTCGCGCGATGGTCGTCTCATCGATCATCAGCCTGGTGCTCGGCTCGATCACCGGGTTTTTCCTCGGAACATCCTACGGCAGCCAGCAAAAAACCACGATGCTGGCTGATAGGCGGTAGACATGAACAGAGATCGCCGCGCCGCCCTCGTGCAGCTCGCCTCGATGCTCAAATCGGCGCACATCCAGCTTTCAGAGATTTACCGCGCGGAGCAGGCAGAAGTTGAGGCGCAGGCCGTCGCCATCGAGGCCGGCGACCCTGGCGACATCTTCATCCGCCGGCCGATATACGAACTGGCCGGAGCGCTGCAATTGCTATACGGATGCGTCGAAAACATGGAATGCGCCATCGAGCCGGAGGTGCCGGGGTGAGTTTCGTGCACGACCCGCGGCACCTCGATAAGGAAATGGACGAAGCAGCAGAAGCCGCCGCGCAGGTGACTGGCATCGAGAAAAACCCGCTGTTGCTGATCCTCTACCGGCTGAGCCACCAGGATAAGCAGCTTGAAATGATCCGCATTCAAATGGACTCGATTGGCATGAAGCTCTATGACCACATCGCTAAGAGCGAAGAGGTCAAAGAGGCCATCGATGACATGGTTGTGATCTGGCGCGGTTCACGCATCATGGGAAAAGTCATCATGTGGTTTATCAGCCTCGTGAGCGCGCTTGCGGCCGGATGGGTCGCAGCCAAAAAGTTGATTCTGTTTTAACGTGAAATTGAAAGGATAAGCAATGGCCGCAACTGTACAGATCGTCGAGAAAAACGGTGCCGGCGGCGCCCAGACCGACAAGACGAGCGGGACAATCCGCTTCAAGAATGCCGACAACAGCACTGTCGACACCAGCAACCCGATGGTTAAGCCGGGCGCTGGCACTGACTACTCTTTCGAGAAGTGGCTGCGCATGAATGTGAGCGGCGGGACCTACACCGAGATTACCAACGTCAAGGCCTACATGGACGGGTCAAACGGCCTCGGCACAGGGGTCGCGCTGTATGCCAAGGCGGTCGCAAGCTACACGACGCCGGCCGAAGCCACGGGCACCGCTGGATACACCGATGCGTTCACATATACCAGCGGTTCGCCGCTTACGCTCGGCGCTGGCCCCTACACCAGCACCGGCGAAAAGGCCGATCATCTGGTCATGATGCTTACCGTTGGCACCAGCGCATCCGGCGGAATCACCCCGAGCGAGACGTTGACTCTCGCCTGGGATGAAATCTGATGCCGGTGGTGCATGAGATCACCCGCGACGATCTTGGGAACCAGATCGGCACGGATGGAAACATCACCGTCTCGCTGATCGGCGAAGGGCGCATGTTCAAGCGCCGCGCCGTCAAGGGCGCCGGCAGCGAAAATGCGCAAGAGGTTTGCTGGCTTGTCGCCGAGATCGATGGCGTGCGGCTTTACCAGAACGGGAATCAAATCATCTTGACAAGGCAGGACATGAATCCATGACCCTAACAACCGAACAACGCCGCGCGATTGGCGTGAAGATCATGCGTACCGGCGACCGCCCTGGCAGGCTGACCAAGCCGCAGCTTGTTGAAGTCATCGGTGCGCTTGATGACTGGTGGGAGGCTAGCGGCGCCGCCGCGGCCAACACCGCCATTCCGCAGCCGCAGCGCGGCATCCTGACATCGAAGCAGAAGGCGCGACTGTTCATGGCCCTGCTCGCTGCCCGCTACGAGGTTTCCTGATGGCCACCACCCGCGCCGTATTAACGCCGTTTTCCGCCGAGCTTCCGTCGAGCAACTTTCCCGGACTGACCACGGTCAATGCCCGACCGGTTCTCGCCTACGATGCGGCGACGCAGGAAACCGCGTACTGGACGCTGGTCGCGCCGCAGGGGCTGAGCGGAACGATGACTTGCGTCATCACCTACATGATGGCCTCGGCGACCAGCGGCACGGTCGAGTTCGAGGTTGCTGTCGAGGCGGTCACCGATGCCGACGCGACCGACCTCGACGCGACCACCAGTTTCGATACCGTCAACGCCAGCGGCGCGGTCACCGTTCCCGGAACGGCGGGTTACATCGACCAGGTTTCCGTCACGCTGACTAACCAGGATTCCGTTGCCGCCGGCGACCTGCTGCGGATCAGCGTCGCCCGCGACGCCGATGACGGCACGAACGACACGGCCACCGGCGACCTTTACCTGCTCGCCGTCGAACTGCGCGACGCCGCCTGATGAGCCTTTACGTCGGCAACACGACCAATGACTACGGGGTCCGTTCGTCATCGGTGATAAACCACAATTCCGCCTATACATGGATGGCGTGGGTCGACCTCGTCGCGGATACCGATACCTATGGTCACATCTGGGCGGCGATGTCGGCAAATTCCGACGACTGGACCAACGCCGACTGGATCGGCACCGGCAGCAACGGTACGACGGTGTCCGCCGGGTGCGCTGTTGGCGGCGGGAGTAGTTCCACATCCGGTAGCGAATTGACAGTAGGCACCCCTCAGCATCTGTCACTGGTTCGTGAATCTTCGAGCTCCTTGTCTTTGTATCAAGACGGCGCACACAAAAGCCAGGTCGGAGCGAGCGTTGGTTCGCGCAGCGCAACGCAGCGCGAGATGCTGGGTCTGCTCAACGGCGGCAGCGGCTATCGCTGCCCGTGCCGCCTGACCGCGATCAAGTGCTGGCAGGCGGCGCTTACCGCCGATGAGATCGTCGCCGAAATGCGCTCGATCCGCCCGCTTCGCCTCGCCAACCTGCACTCCTGGCACCCGGCGATCGCTAATAACCTGACCGACGCACTGAAGGATTACAGCGGAAACGGCCGCGACTGGACGGCGAACGGTTCGCTGAGCGTAGCGAACCAAACCCCGGCGGTCGCGTGGGGAAACCGCCCGCTGCTGATCCTGCCGGTCACGGTCATCACCCAGAAGCTCGCGCCGGTATCCGACGTGGCCGCCGGAAGCTGGCTTCCTTCGTCCGGCAGCGACCTCTACGCGATGGTCGATGAGACGGCGTATAGCGACACGGATTACATCTATGCGACCAGTGCCACCACCTGCACGCTGGCGCTTACCTCCGGCAGCGACCCGTCCAGCAGTAGCGGCCACATCCTGCGTTACCGCCTGCTCGCCGGCTCGGGAACCATCGCCGTCGCGCTCAAGCAGGGCAGCACGACGATTGCCTCATGGGGGCCGCACTCGCTGACAGGATCGGCACAGGATTTCGCGCAGACGCTCACCGGCGGGCAGGCCGATTCGATCACAGACTACTCGGCGCTGCGCGTCGAGTTCACTTCCGCCCTGACCTGACATGCTCCCGAAAAAGATCAACTCCTTCCTCTGGCATTTCTCCAACTACACCACGCCGAGCAGCACGCCGGGCACGTCGGTAACACCGGGGGCCAGCAACGCCGAAGGCTCATGGACGCAGGTCGCTTCGTCGGCCAACATGGCTTACGACTCGTGCCTGATGTACATCGCCATTGGCGGCGGCGCCTTCAGCGGCGCGGCAAAGAACCACCTTCTCGACATCGGCGTCGACCCCGCCGGCGGCACCAGCTACACCGCCGTTATCAGCAATATCGTCTGCGGCCAGTCGCAGGCGGTGACGACCGGGTTCGACGAGTTCGTCTTCCCGCTGTTCATCAAGTCCGGTTCTGCGGTTGCCGTTCGGGTGCAGGGAAGCAACGCCACGGCGGGCACGGTGCGGGTGGTGGCAGACTTCTTTGGGAGGCCGACCAACCCCGAAATGGTCCCATGCGGTAGCTATTCCGAGACCATCGGCAGTATCACCAACAGCAACGGGCAGAGCATCACGCCGGCAAATGGGGCGGAGGGTTCATGGACCTCGCTCGGAACGACGGCCAAAGACCTCTGGCACTGGCAGATCGGCGTGCAGGTCGACAACGCCACGATCACCTACCAATACACGTCGGTCGATCTCGCCTATGGCGATGCCAGCAACAAGGAGATCATCCTCGAGGATGTGCCGGTGCATTTCTACGGCACGGCGGAGATCAAAGCCAGCCCGCTGCGCGGCCGCTCGCTTGTGCGAGCCAGCCGGTATGTCCCCGGCGGTTCGACAATCTACGTCCGCGCCAGCTGCTCGACCGCGCCGGCTTCCGGCTACAACGTCACCGCAATCGGCATAGGAGGCTGACATGGCAATTTCCGAACATGCAACTGGATCGCAGACGGCGACGATCAGCACCGAGCACACGCTCAACTCGACCTCGCCAGAGACGACCGACGGTGTGTATCAGCTTTTCATCGACGTGGCCAACATGGTGGCCGGTGATGTGCTGGAAATCCGCATCAAGGAAAAGTGCCGTACTGGCGACACGATCAGGCAACTGCTGCTGTCGACCTTGGCCGGCGCGCAGTCTGATCCTCTGTGGGCGTCGCCGTCTTTCGTCCTGCTCAACGGGTGGGATATGACCATCAAGCAGACGGCTGGCACGGGGCGCGCGTTTCCGTGGAGCATCCGCAAGGTAGCCTGACATGACGTGGGCTTTCCAGCCCCTTCTGCCGGGCGCAGCGGCGCTCGGAGAAGCGCCGACGGTCGATGCAAAGGTCTCGTGGGTCCAGTTCGAGATTCCTGCGTCTGGTGGTGCCGTCGCAAAGACAGCATCCGCAAGCGTCGGAGCAGCAATTCAGGAGCCGCGTTCGGCGAATGCGA